TGGATGTGTAAAGATAAGCATCTTACAAAGGTTTATTTAGGAAAAAGAAAGAAGAGCGACTTTGACGGAGAAGAGTGAGTCTAAAAGAATAGGTGCTAAACAGCATAAAAACTCTGGACGCAATACGCAAAAGGGAGATGCCTCCTGGAAAAACTTTGTCGTAGACTTTAAAGAGGTTGGCAAGTCTTTTACGCTAAACAAAGAGGTTTGGGCTAAGGCCACTACCGATGCAATTAAGAACGGAAAAGATCCAGCCATAGTTGTTGTAATGGGCGAGGGTAATTCAAAAGTTAGGCTTGCTATAATTGAGATGAGCATACTGGAGCAATTTGTAGAGGATGGTGTATAATAGTAATATGAATACAGGATATGAGCCAAAGATAAAAGTAGTTCCACATGTACTTAAAGGATTCTTCACTGAGGAAGAGTTAGAAGTTTTATTTGCAATAATAAAGTATCAAAAAAAGGCTAAGGATCTGGGAGAATTCTACTCACCACTAATCTTGCCAACGATGGCACGAATGCAGATAGAGGTCATGTACCCAGAATCTATACGCAGAAAACTCGAAGGGTTTGCCTCTCATCTAATTGGTGAAGAAGTTTTTATGTATCATAATAGTTATTTAAGTTATAATCAAGAACATAGTCCAGGTGTTAATCCAAGACTGCCAGTTCATTATGATTCTGACAACTATTTTTCTAAACTAACAATGGATTATCAGTTACACGCAAATATTGATTGGCCAATAGTAATTGAAGATAAAAGTTTTAATCTTCAATACGGAGACCTTTTAGTTTTTTGGGGCGCAGGACAAGCACACTGGAGAGAGCCAGTAAAATTTAAAGAAGGCGATAACACTGAAGTTTTAACTATGCACTTTTCAACAACAAAAGACTTTGAAGAGTTGAATCTTCCTGCCAGAGATCCAGAAGCAAGAAAAGCAAGACTTGCTTCTTGGAAAACAGATCCAGTCTTTATGCAATACATAGAAGACTTTGATAAAAAAGAAAAAAGCCTGTAAGAGTAGATTAAACATAACACAAAATGCTTTGGGTATTATTGTTATTTAGTTAATTACTTCAACAACTATCGGATTGGATAAACAGATGCAACAAGAAAATACTACTATAGATATGGTAAATGGTTTGGCTGAGATTGCAGACTACATGCAAGATGAAGAATTGACAACTGCCTTAACTTTTATTGCTAAAATTATTATCAAGCCAGACATTCCTTTGAATGTGGCTACAGTCGAGATAGTAAGACTTCAAGCCATTGCTGCTAAAATGGCATTAAAGGCAACCTGGATGGCAAATGTTGATAAGTCAGATCGTGGCAAGAAAAACCTTTATTATACGGCAGCAGAATCTATCAATAATTTAGTATCTGCACTAAAATACATAACTCGATAGTCTGCTATACTTATACTAATAGAAACGAGAAAACTAATGACAAAGAATTTACTACATACAGTTATGATAAAGCCAGAAGAAAAGCCGATCCACTCTATGGATATAGCGGGTCTTGAGGCAAAGATTAAAGAAGGTTACACGATCACTCGTGTAGATAAGCACACAACAAAGAAGACTTTTGCTCCATCAACTATTGCTTATGGTCACGGTGAGTGTGCTAGATACTGGTATCTTGCTTTTGATGGTCAGGTATTTGAAGATAATGCTGATGCATATGCTTCTGCAAATATGACTGCAGGAACATTGTCTCATGCACGAATTCAAAATGCAATGATGAATGCTGGAATAGTAAAAGTTTATCGTGATGAAGATAATGATCCTACAACAGAGTTTAAGATTAAACATGATGATCCACCCATCTTTGGTTATGGAGATGTTATGTTTGATTGGCAAGGCCAAGAACTTATTGGTGAAATTAAAACAATGATGAACGAAGGATTTGAGTATAGAAAAGCATCTGGTAAGCCTAAAAATGGCCACCTAATGCAGTTACTTATTTATATGAAGATCTTAAAGAAACCAACAGGTGTCATGATTTATGAGAATAAAAATAATCATGAACTTCTTTTGATACCTGTAGATGTAAACGATCATTACCGTCGGTGGGTAGACCAGGCATTTGATTGGATGAGATTAGTTCGAAAGACATGGGAAGACAGAACCCTGCCAAACAAAAACTATAGATCAAATTCCAAGATATGCAAGTCATGCCCAATTAAAAAAGCATGTGAGTCTGCAGGTCCAGGCGTATTGAAAATAGCGCCCTTGGAGATTCTCGGTGAACAATTGTAAATGCTGCGACAATCAGTTTGAGCAAATAGTATCTTATCAGATATACTGTTCACCAAATTGCAGAGACATTGCAACAAAAGAAAAAATTGCAGCAAGATATCTGCAATCAAAAAGACAAAAAAGAAAAGGAAAGACTAGGCTTTGTAAGTCTTGTTCTCTTCCTCTTTCTATATATAATGATGATCCAGTTTGTTCATCTTGCAGTATAAATCCTGATGCAGTCAGTAAAGCAATTAAACAGATAAAAGGAAAAATAAATGATAAAAAATAAGTGGGGTCTAGAAGTAAAGCCACACAAGATTTGCGCTATTGATGCTAGTACTAATAGTCTTGCCTTTGCATTATTTTCTGGAGATGACCTTGAGTCTGTAGGTAAAATTAACTTTGAAGGTGATGATGTATATCAAAAGGTTATGGATGCTGGTAAAAAAGTAAAATCCTTTTTTGATATATACGGTGGCTTTCAAGCAATAATTATTGAGCATACCGTTTTCATGAATAGCCCTAAGACTGCTGCAGATCTTGCTTTAGTTCAAGGAGCAATCCTTGGATCAGCAGGACAGTCTGGAACAAAAATAATTGGAAAAGTTTCACCGATTACTTGGCAGAATTACATAGGAAATAAAAAAATATCTAAAGATGAGCAACTTTATATTAGGTCGCAAAATCCTGGAAAGTCTGTCTCTTGGTATAAGACTTATGAAAGAAACCTTCGTAAAGAAAGAACTATAAGGTTTATCAACACAATATATGACAGAACTATTACTGATAATGATGTAGCAGATGCTTGTGGTATTGGGCACTGGGCTCTAAAAAATTGGGGAAAAGCAATTGGACTTGACAAATAGCATCATGGCTGCTAAACTATATACAAGTGAGACTTTTATGCGTAAGAGATACCTCATGGATAAAAAGACACCAGAAGAGATTGCAAAAGAATGTGGGTGCTCATTAGAGACCATCTATGTTTACCTTGCTAAATTTGGATTAAGGAAATCGAGACGATGAATAAATTTGAAAAAGCGTTAGTAGCGCTTGCAGTAGCAGGTGCTGTTGGTTTTGCTTTTGCGTTTGCTGCCTTGAGGGGTATTCCAGAAGCATTTGATTGGGAGACAGACGATGAGTGATAACTTAAACATAACAGTTGACCAAGTTAATAATCCTTTACACTACACGTCAGACCCATCTGGAATTGAGTGCATTGAGATAACTCGTCATCGTAATTTTAATATTGGTAATGCCTTTAAGTATTTATGGAGAGCAGGACTTAAAGATGAAGCAAAGACCATACAGGATCTTGAGAAAGCAATCTTTTACATCAAGGATGAAATTAATAGACTAGAGGGAAAATATGTCAACTGAAGATGATCTAGTTAAACACCTTGATCAAGTAAATCAAGTAGTAGAAGAATACCTAAAAGGTAATGACCCAACCGTAATCTCTAAGCAACTTTCAATACCAAGACAAAGAGTAGTAACTCTTATCAATGAGTGGAAAGTTATGGCATCTGCCAATGATGCTATCCGTGCTCGTGCTAAGGAAGCACTTGCTGCTGCAGACACACATTACAGCAAGTTGGTATCTCGTACATATGAAGTTATTGATGAAGCATCTATGACAAACAATCTTAACGCAAAGACTGCTGCAATTAAACTTGTTATGGACATTGAGTCTAAGCGTATTGACATGCTACAAAAGGCTGGTCTGCTTGAGAACAAGGAACTTGCTGAAGAAATGATGGAGATTGAAAGACGACAAGAAGTTCTTGTTTTAATATTAAAAGAAATTGCATCAGAATACCCACAAATTCGTGATGAGATTATGCGTAGGCTATCTTCATTTGCAAAAGACAACGAGGTGATTACAGTTGTCCACGATGTTCAATGAGTTTCTTGAAGTACTTAAAGATAATCACTTTCAAGAAACACCAGTAGACGCAAAGACATTCGTTGAAGGTGAAGCATACCTTGGGCAGCCTGGACTCTCTGATATTCAGTACGACATTGTAGAGGCAATGAGCCAGATCTATCGCAAAGAAGATCTCATTGATATTATGGGAGAAGAAGAAGGCACAAGATACTTTGAAAAATATACAAAAAATGAAATCATTCTGCAACTTGGCAAAGGATCTGGAAAAGACTTCGTATCAACAGTAGCCTGTGCATATATCGTATACAAACTACTATGTTTAAAAGATCCAGCAAAATACTTTGGCAAGCCAGCAGGAGATGCTATCGACTTAATTAACGTTGCTATTAACGCACAGCAGGCCAAGAACGTTTTCTTTAAAGGATTTAAATCCAAGATTGAAAGATCACCATGGTTTGCTGGAAAGTTTTATGCAAAGGCAGACTCAGTTGAGTTTGACAAGTCCATAACTGTTTATTCTGGTCACTCAGAAAGAGAATCACATGAGGGTTTAAACCTTCTTCTTGCAGTTCTTGATGAGATTTCTGGTTTTGCATCTGAGGTTGGAACAGGTAACGAACAGGGAAAGACTGCTGAAAATATTTACAAGGCTTTCCGTGGATCAGTTGACTCTCGCTTTCCAGACCTTGGCAAAGTTGTTTTGCTTTCATTTCCAAGATACCCAGGAGACTATATCTCAGAAAAGTACGACGCAGTCGTTGCTGAGAAAGAGGTAGTTGAAAGAACCCACGAGTTTATTATTAACCCCTTGCTACCTGACACAGACCCAAACAATAAGTTTGAAATTTCCTGGGATGAGGATCACATCATCTCATACAAATATCCAGGAGTCTTTGCACTAAAAAGACCTACATGGGAAGTAAACCCAACAAGACAGATTGATGATTTTAAGATTGCTTTTATGACTGACCTTGGAGATGCAATGATGCGCTTTACATGCGTACCAACTTTTGCTTCTGATGCATTCTTTAAGCAACAGGAAAAAGTAAGAGCCTGCATGACACTTAGAAACCCTGTGGATAACTTTAGAAGGTTTGACGAATCATTTAAACCAGATCCAACCAAGAAGTATTATGTCCACGCCGACCTTGCCCAGAAGCACGATAAGTGTGCTGTTGCTATTGCACATGTAGAAAAATGGGTAAACATACAAGTCATTAATAACTACGAACAGGTTGCTCCAATTGTAATAGTAGATGCAGTAGCATGGTGGGAACCAAAGGTAGAGGGCCCAGTTAATCTTTCAGAAGTTAAACAATGGATTCAGAACCTTAGAAGAATAGGGTTTGATATCGGCATGGTTTCATTTGACCGTTGGCAATCATTTGATATTCAAAATGAACTAAAACAGGTTGGAATGAGGACTGATACTGTTTCTGTTGCTAAGAAGCACTACGAGGATATGGCTATGCTTGTATATGAGGAAAGACTTGCTATGCCAGCAATTGATTTATTATTTGATGAACTGACACAGTTAAAAATTATGAAAAATGATAGAGTTGATCACCCACGCAAAAAGTCAAAGGACTTGGCCGATGCCGTGTGTGGAGCAATATTTGGGGCAATATCACATACCCCAAAGGATAATAACACTGAAGTGGAAATTCATACTTTTAGAGATAAACCTAAAGTTGACAGCCTTTCGGACAATGTGATACACTATAAACCTATGCCAGATGATGTAAAAGACTATCTGGATAGATTAAATCTAATATAAAAGAAAAGGAATAAATTAAATGAACTCATTTAAGAAGATCGCACTAGCCATGGTTGCAGCCATGACTATCGGCACAATCGTAGCAACACCTGCAAGTGCTGCTGTAATGACAGTGGCTGTATCTCTAGATGGAACTGCTAACACAACTGCATCCGCTATTGCTACACCTGCATCACTGCCAGTCCCTGCAGACAACTCTGTTGACGCTGCTGACGCACTAAAGTTCGTCGCAACAGTTGACGTAGGAACAAGCGTTTCTGTTTCAGCAACAAACGCAACAATCGTGTCTGCACTACACACATCGGCTGCACCAGTAGGAGCATCGTCAGGATCATCATCTTTGACAATTGCAACTGGTACAGGAACAACAGCAACATTTTATGTTTACACAAAGACAACAGCAATTGGTACAGTTGTAATCACCAATGGTGGAACACAACTTACATACTACGTACAGGGAACTGCTGGTAAGATTAATACTCTTACAGTATCTGCTCCTGCTGCTGGTGCTGCTGGTACAAAGCAAGATATCACAGTGACTGCAACAGATACATTTGGAAACAAGGTTTCTGGTAAGTCAATCACTGCAACAGTGTTTGCTGCAACAGCAACACTAGACACAGCAACAGCAACAACTGGTGCTACACTTTCAGATTTTGGAGTTGCAAAGTTTGTTGCAACACTTCCAGCAACTGGATCACGATCACTAATCACATTTGCACCTACAACATCATCAGATGCAACATCTGCAGATGTAGTTGGACTTCCTGCTCGTGTACTTGCACCGTTTGCAGAGATTGCAGTTCGTGATCTAATCTCAGAACTTGCTGCTGCAAAGGCTGCAACAGATGCAGCAAATGCTGCTAAGGCTATTGCAGATGCTGCAGTTGTAAAGGCTAACGCTGATGCTGCTGCTGCTAAGGTTGTTTCAGATGCTGCTCTTGCAGCAGAGAAGGCTGCTTCTGCAAAGGCACTTGCTGATGCAAAGACTGCACACGATGCAGTTGTAGTTGCTAAGGATGCACAGATTGCTAAGTTGACTGCAGATAATGCTGCTACAATTGCAAATCTTAAGGCATCATTCAATGCACTTGCTAAGCAATGGAATGCAAAGAATCCAAAGGCTAAGGTTACTTTAGTTAAGTAATTAGTCCAACACTAAAGGGGTTACCAATTACGGTAGCCCCTTTTTTGTGCAATAAAATGGTATAATCATCCTAGTAGACATCTTGTCTCTAAGGGGGAAAGGCAAATTAAAAGACTAGTACGTATAGTAATAGCGTCAATATTGGCCTTTGGTTGGCTATTAATATCCCCACAGGATGCTCACTCTGACGATCCCTTAACAGTAGCAGCAAAACAAATTGAAAACCTTAATAGCGCAGTAGATAAATTAGACTACAAAGATGGTCTAATAAACCTAATTGATATAGCAGAGAATAAGTTTATGTATGCTAAAAATCTACGGGATGTCAGAGACCTAGCAATTAAAAATTATGATGATGCAGTAGATGCAGAAGACCTAGCATTGGAAGCAAAAGATCTTGCCCAGTCTAATGTAGATGGGCAGACAGCAACAGTAGCCACTGCACTAACAAATAAGAATAATGCTAAAGATGCTCTTGATTTAGCCAACATTAATCTATCAACAGCCCAGCAAGCCTTAAATAATGCTGGTGGAGCAGGACTACAATACGATGTTTATAGCCTGATTAGAGTTAATGGGCAAGCAGCCACAGATCAATTCTTATGTAGTGGAACACTAAATGGAAACTATATGACTCGTCCAGTTTGTGGTAATAGATATGAAAACTTTATAGTTAAATTTACTGGACAGATAACAGTTCCAGAATGGTTCACATCAACAAAATTTGCAGGTTACACAGATGATGGTTTTAGGATGTATATTGATGGAAATCTTGCTATTAATAATTGGCGGGAGCAGGGAACAACATGGAGTCAATATTCTCCAATATATGATGTAACCACAGATAAAACATTTGATATAGAAATTTGGTGGTATAACGGTGGAGGACCAGGATCTTATCATCTTGGGTGGGGAATACCATATGATTCATATGGTAGTTTAGGTTGGACTGGTGCAGGTTGCGACTATGCTGGAAATCCAAGAGTGTGGGGACAAAACTTTAGTTGTAACTTAAACACATTTTCTTCTGGATCTGGAGCAACTCAAAAACAGACCAACGACTACAACAATGCACTCGCTGCAAAGAACGCAGCCCAAGATGTATACAATGATAAACTAAATGTTTATAACCAAGCAGTTTCAACATTAAATGGTTACAATCAAACCCTAACTAATAAAACAACTGAATATAATAATTCAATTTTAAATGTTGCAACAGCATTACAAAATAAAAATAATGCTATTGACGCATATGAACAAGCAATTAATAATGTTAACAGTGCAATTAATAACGCATGGCGTTACTATGATGAACAGTCACAAAGAGAAATTCAAAGAGCAATTGCTCAAGCAGCAGCCAATGCTGCAGCAAGTCAGCCTACACCAGAACCAAAACCAACAGTTGAACCAGAAAAACCAAAGCCTTCACCACCACCAACAGATAAGCCTGAGCCTAAGCCAACTAATAATACTGCTACAGAAGAACCAGGTCCTAAGCCAACACAGCCAGGTCCAAAGCCAGAAGAGCCTGGACCTAAACCAGAACCAACAGAAAAGCCAAAGCCAGAAGAGCCTAAGCCTACACCTGCCCCAAACCCTGAACCAAAGCCAGAACCTGCTCCAGAGCCTTCTGTAGAGCCAAAACAAGAACCTAAGCCACTTCCAAGACCAGACTTTAAGCCAGCAGAAAACATTGATCCAATAATTAAGGATGCAGAGTTGGCAGCACTTATCCCACAAAATGGCACAGGAAATGAAGAAGATTTATCTGGTGTTATTGCAAACCTCACAAGCAAGGATAATAAGTTAGTTAAACTTTCTGCAGAACAAACAGCAGCAGTTAGTCAAACACTAAAGGCTTTAACACAAGAAGCAAAATTACAAGTTGCTCAAAACCTTGGTATTTCCGCATCAGAAGTTGCAAAGGTTGCAGATCAAATGAAATCTAACCCAGCACTTGCTGCTGCATTTGTTTCCTTTAATGATAAAGCAGCAGAGGCAGGAAATACTCCAATGCCATTTACATTGGCAGATGCAGTAACAGAAGTACAAACAGATGCATTTTTATCAGATCCACTTGGAGCAGTATTTGCTGTGGATCCATTAGAACTCCTATCCAATTTTTCTGAGTTGGGTATGGACATGACAGATGATCAGAGAGAAAAAGCACAAGAAGTAATTGTCCCAGTGGTCATTGCATCACAAATTGCAGGGGCAATGATAAGGAGGAACAAATGAAAATAATCAATAAAGCCATCAACCTAGTAGGCAAAATGCTCAAGGGATTAGTTAAATGGTTTAGAGATGCAGGAATGGAATTAATTGCACAGGCATTTACCCTCCTTGGCTTCTTTATTGCATGGCTAACTTTGACGGGATCAGCAAGAGACATTGTTGGTATTGCAGTGCTTGCAACCACAGTTATATGGCTTATTACAATCCCGCTAAGGAAGGAGAAATAAAATGGCAACTAAAAAAATAGTAGAACCCCCAAAGAAAGAAAACCCACAGAAAGCAATAACAAATATCTTGATGAGAATTCTTGCGGTATTTGCAGCATCAGGACTATCAGTCTTGGGAGCAGGAGCCGTAGTAGGAATTGACACAGTTCAAGCAGTCATGCTTGCAGGACTCTTAGGAGTAGCAACAGTTATTGAGAGACTGGCAAGGGCTTTTTTGGACGATGGAAGGCTATCATTATCAGAAATAAATGATGCTTTTAAAACGGTAGATAAAAAGGCTAATTAGTCATTATCGCCCCTAGTTGACAGCCCTCTCTGGGCAATGGTATACTTGAGTATAACCTATCTGGAGAGGGCTTTTACCTGTGACTTGCATTGCCGTTGTAAAACATGAAGACAAGATCTATATGGCTGGAGATCGTGGAGCATCAGATGATGGTACTATTCTAGCATTAGACGCCCCAAAAGTTTGGAAGATAGGTTCATACTTAATTGGATATGCAGGAGCAATGGACGGAGAAAGAATTCGTTATAACTTTAAGCCATCTGCCCCAATATTAAAAGATACTGACAAACACATGCAAACAAAATTTATTAAAGAACTTCGTGAATTCTATAATGAGTTCTGGGTAGACACATCTAAAGATGGAGATCTTGGTTTGATTATTGCAGTTCGTGGTCAAATCTATGAGCACAGTTCTGCTGATATGTCTTTATCTAAGTACACACTTCCTTACCTTGCAATGGGTTCTGGAGCAGAGTATGCTTATGGGGTTTTGTATGCAACAGATAAACAAAAAAATGCAAGGAACAGAGTAATGCAAGCAGTAAATGCTGCTATTAAATTTAACCCATCTTGTATGGGCCCAGTTGACATTGTCAGCCTTTAGGAGTATACTTTTAATATGAATCACTTGCACGAAGATTTGTCACCAGAAGAACAAGAATTTGGCATCTGGCTTGAAAATGGTATTGAGAGAGGTTGGGTAACACCACCATACTGCAATACTCATGATGGTGGATACGAATATATGGGTGAAGAAGAGATTGAAGAATGGGACCAAGGTGGAGACCCATGTTGTCATGTCGTAAGACTGATGATTTCATAATAGAAAAGGAATAAAATGAAGAAAGTACTACTAGCACTACTATCAGCATCACTACTAATTACAGTAACACAACCAGCACAGGCAGAAGATCAAAAGGTTCTTGCTATTATTGATTCTGCTATTAATTCTAATAATTTTAAATCAATTATTCAAGAAGTATGTTATACAACTGTAAAGTCAAAAGATACTAACCAAAATATGTCTTGTCCAAATGGAGAATTATTTATGGAGGGCAAAGGATCAGCATCCGCACCTTGGCCTGCTTCTATTAGTAACTCAACATACCATGGAGATACAATGGTCAAGGCTGCACTAACAGTTAATCCAAATCTTAAGATTGTTTTCATTAGAGTTTATAACGTCAGTTCACTTGGAAACTCATCAACACCAAATGATGGTTCAACAATTCTTGAGGCTTTAAAATGGGTAAATAATAATGCATCAAAGTATAGTATTGATGCTGTATCTATTAGTCAGTCTGGAATAAGTAAAACTTTATCTGGAGTTGTTGTTGGTCCACATTATGCATGTTCTGATTCATCAATATTTAATCCATTTGTTAATCAGATCTCACAACTAAATGCAAATAATATTCCTACATTTGTTGCAACTGGAAATGATAAGGCATCTTTTGTTGGTTTTCCAGCATGCGTAACAGGAGTTATTGGTGTAGGTGCATTAGGAAATGAAACACAACTAGAGAAAGCAACTAACGTAGGTCCTGGACTTGCTATGGTTGCCCCTGGCAAGGTCAGCATTACCAAGTACAATGGATCGCCAACAGATACTGCTGGAACTTCTGTAGCAACAGTTGTATCAGCAGCAACATATGTAAACAAAAACACATTTAAGTCATTTGGTGAGTATCTAAATTCTCTTCCAAAGATTTTAATTGGAACCGCATCGTATATTCGTAACTAATAAAAAGTCCTAGGCACGACTTAAAACTGCCTATTGCCCTATAACTCAGATGGTAGAGTGCCGAACTGTTAATTCGGATGTCCCTGGATCGAGGCCAGGTGGGGCAGCAGTAATGGTATATAATTGTTATATTAACAAACTTAAGATAAAGGTAAAATGATAAAAACTAAAAACCATATTTCAGGTTCAGAGTGGTGGATAAACTCTGGAAATTTATCTTTTCCAGAAATAATAGTTCAGTCATACGTACCAACCTATTGGGCTAAATATAATCTAAATGATATTTTAAATATTGATAGTGTTCTAAAACCAGTAAATAGGTATGTACTTAACCTATACCCTAAGCCAAAAATTATAAAAATACAAGATAACCTAATTACCTTTAGACAAAGAACTCATGCTGAAATTTGGGTTGAAGAAAAAGATAATGATGTTATTTATGCCCTAGATAAATGTCATCAAAGACAATTTTATCCATCTTTAAATAATTTAGAAAATAAAGATTGCTTTAAGCCAAACTATAGGTTTTATATTCCTTGGTTTATAAATAAAAATATTGAAGTTAGAATAGATCCAGTAGAGGATGAAGATACCCCATTCCATGTAGATGCAAAAAATATTATGGGAAGAGAGTTGGGCATGTACTCAGAGTATGCTGATACAGAGTTTGTTGATTTTAAGATTAAAAATACTGATAAATATTACTTAAAAGAAAAGTATGCTATTATTAGTAAGGATACACCAATGTACGACATGTCTGTTGTTTTGACTAATGAAGAGATATCAAAATTAAGGGATCAATATGGAAGAGAATGAACTAGAGTTAAAGTTTATCCCACACTACCCAGAGGGATTGCTGCTATCTCCAGAGCCCTCTTATAAAAAAATACCTCAATGGTATAGGGATTTGGCAAAACATTTTAACAGTAATGACCTAAAGTCTTTGTGTCCAGTAAATGACAGAGGTGGGGATGGCTCTAATGTTTCCACAAAACTTTGTCTACCCTTTCAGGATGCAATGTCTCTTGGATACATGTATCTGTTAGAGGATGATCTAGAGGTTAAACTTGATATATCTGGAAAACCATCTTTGTCTTGGAAAAAAGACTTTATGATGATGGATAAAAGACCAAATGTTGATATGGCTATTCCAAAAGATGTTCATCCTATACATTTTGGCGTTAAGATGCAATGGTATTATGAAACACCAAAAGATTATTCACTGTTGATGACAATGCCAATAAATAGGCCAGACTTACCATTCTGGATTCCATCTGGAATAGTTGATTCTGACATATGGGGACTTCCTGCATTCATACCATTTTTTATAAAAAAGGATTTTGAAGGAGTAATCCCTATGGGAACACCAGTCTTTCAGATGATTCCAATTAAAAGAGAGCCATGGAACTTAGTAATTGATGACTCTTTTGATGCTATAGAAAAGCATCAGTTGATATCAGAAAACAGAAGATCCGATATAACAGCACACTATAGAAAGTTTGCATGGAGAAAAAAAGAATATGCAAAGTACAATAAAGAAGAAATAAAAAATAAAGGAGATAAATAATGTTAAATACAAATGGCCCTTCGTTACAAAGTAACAGAGAGCACAAGTTTTTTGAAAGATACTTAGACAACAATCTAGAAGACTTGACTAAGTTTCTAGAAGAAAAGTATAAACTAATTGAAAACGCAAAACTTCGTGGCGTTGATACTATGGAAAATGATCCAGGATACTGGCTAGAGTCTGGAAGTTTGTCAACTGTAAAGTGGAGAGAGTACAATGTTTTTCAACTTTACCATCCAGGATTGTATAAACTGTATTCTGAATTGTCAAATACTGTCAAAGAAGCATGTCTATATTATGGTGTAGATTTTAACAAGCAGCAATACTATGTTCAGGGTTGGTTTAATATTAATAAAAAGGGTAATGGAAAGTTAAACTGGCACGACCACGGTGCACCTGGTGCTCCTAATTTTCATGGTTATTACTGCGTTAAGGCTGAGCCATCAAGCACATTCTATAGACTTTTTGGAGATCCAAATAGAGAAGTTGAAAATAAAAATATAGACAACAGAATGATTGTTTCTGAAATGGGACACCCACATGCACAGGGTGACTGGGATTGGGATGGACCAAGAATTACAGTTGCCTATGATATTCAGCCTTTACGCTCTTTGCTTCAGGCAGGAGAACAGGTTACTGAGCAGCACTGGATACCATTGTTGTAAAATGAACAGGATATTAGTTTATTTTTATGGTTATAAAAGTAGGTCTTTGCCACAGGCAGTAAAGCAACTCATAAAAAACCAAAGTGGTCAAAACAGCATACATGTTCTTGTATACGATCAAACGAACGTATCAAGACCAGAAAAGTTTTTAGATGCTGAATATAATCATGTTACTTGGGATACTTTGACATCTAAATTTAAAAACTTTTCTTTTTTAAAAAAAAGAACTGATTTTGATTTTTTTATGTATATTGATGGTGCCAAAATGTTTGAAAAAGACTGGGATATTGAACTATTGAATTATAAAAAATTAATAGTTTCAGGAAATCATGACATTATATTTAATAAAGATAACTATAAATTTTATCCAGACTATATAAGAAAAGAAATAGACACAGAAAAAAAGACTAACTGGGTCGTTAAAGATTTTTTCTTTATGCCATTTAGTTTATTTAAAACTTTGCCAGACATCTCAATTTTTAAATATTATGGAGTTGAGGAATATCTTTCATTGCATGCAGCAAATGTTGGTATTTCTGTTGTAGCAATTCCAACTAGGTTGATGATTGATCAAGAGCCTTCGATATTAGAAAAAGATTTTATTCCATTTTCTTTATATCATAACTATGCAAAAGTTATAGATTGCTTTAAATCAAAAGATGGCTCAATGGCTGGAGTTGACAAACTTATGGACATTATCGATTATAACTTTACTGGTTTGGAGTATTTCCCATATCCTGTAAATGATGTAGACTATAAATTTGTATCAAATCTAGACAAGATGTCTGAGCAAAGATTTTCTGTAACACAGAAAAGCATTTACTGATGAGTGTAGTATTTTTAATTAAGGAGAAAAAATGCACAGAATAGTAGTAGTAGATAACTTTATTGATCCAGACGATGCTAAAACATTGATTGATCAGCAGTTAGATCCAAACTCTATAAGAAATCCTTATCCAGATTACTATGAACAAAGATTTGGTGGTACTTCTTTACCATACAATCAAACAGTCATGGATATATTGATAAAGTATGGTCATAAATCTAACGAGGTACACAAAGAACTTAATGGATTTAAAAATGACATTTATGTATTTAAAGGGTTTGGCTCTCATTGGATCACAGGAACAAAGGGTGGAATGCATATTGACGCACAAGGACCAGAGCCTTTTATTGAGTGGAGCACTATAATGTATCTAAACAATGAATCTGAGTATGACGGAGGAAAAATTTATTTTCCTAATCAAGAGTTTGAATACCAACCAAAACAGTATTCTGCTGTGTTTTTTCCAAGTGCTGGAACAGAATATATTCATGGTATAACAACCGTAACAAGAGGAAATAGATTTACTGCTTTATATATGCACACTAGTCTTCCAGAATCGGCAGATCCAGATTTCCACCCTGGTAAAAATGAATGGAAAGCAAAGGACTATCCCCTTGTCAACCTTTAACCACGAAGTCCTAGATTTAGGGCTAGTATATTATACAGATGTTATAAAAAATCCAGAGTCTTTAATTAAAAAGATAGAGGATCTAGATCTTATGATATCAAATGAAAAACGCCTTAATACATCTGTAAAACCTTGGACACCATGGACCTATGGTGAAGGAGAAAATAAGTTGATGTTTTGTTGGCAAAAGTTTATTCCACAGGTAAAAGACATAGATCCTTCCGACTATTACAATGAAAAGCAGACTGAAATATCTTCACAACTTTTTGAAGCATTAGATATAACGCTAGACCACTACACAAAAGAACTTTATCCTTTTGCAAATAAAAACATAAAATCAAGAGAACAAACAATGCATCTTCTTAAATATGACGAAAGCGGACACCTTCCAGCACATCAAGATCAGGGAATTAGCAGCAGAGTTCTTTCTGTTCTACTATACTTAAACGATGACTATGAGGGTGGAGAAATTGAATTTACGCACTCTAAAATAAAGTTTAAGCCAAAATCTGGAAGCGTACTATTCTTTCCTTCAAACTTCCTTTATGTTCACGAGGTATATCCAGTCACAAAAGGACCAAGATATGCCTTGCCAAACTGGTACCACAATATTCCATTTAATGAAAAAAGAGATTCAACGGGTGAAGAATGATAATACTTGGTATTAATGAAACCAGCCATGACGCATCTGTGTCTTTGATTAAAGACGAAGAGATACTTTTTGCAGGGCATGCTGAAAGATATAGCAAACAAAAAAATGACTGGTACGTGAATGATAATTTAATAAAAGATGCTTTACAGTACGGGACACCAGATTACATAGCCTACTATGAAAAACCCCTTCTAAAGGCCTCCAGGCTGGCTTTAAGGGGTGGATCTGGGGAATGGAAGCCAAGGTTTGAACTTCCTGGTATTCCAAGAAAATCTTTTAGCCATCACTATTCTCATGCAGCAGCAGGA